GGGTGAAAACCCAGAATCCGCGGCTACCAGTGTTGGTTTAAGCCGTGAGACCCATGCTAAGCATGAGTACCGTACCTTAGGTACGTGCGTGCGCTAAGCGCACGAGTACCACGTCAGGATGACGTGGTACTGCATCCAATACTTCGATAGGTCTATCGAAGTAGTCTTCCTCAATCGGGAAGCCATCCGTGAACTCAGTGTAGTCCACGTGGAGCATAGCTCCAGGGTCGAGCATGAACTCGACGTCTCCTTCAAATGGTTTGTACCATGAGAAGACCCTGACCGACTCTATGTCGGCCAGACGGCCCATCATATAGATGGCCGGATCGAACATAATGATGTTCGAGGTATGACCATTACTGGTCAACCATCTTTGCATACGAATGCAAAGTTTCTTGTCTCTAGTTACGACAAGAATGAACCGCGGGTAGATCCCACGGTTCCGCAACTGCATCATTATGTAGTTGTCGGACTCAATATACAAATTGAGTCTAGCCATCACCCAATCTGGTAATGGCTTCATGTTCCGGATCGAATCCAGAACATCCGGAAGACCCTGATCTTCCAGAGTCAGGTTGTCCCTGACCCATTGGGAAAACAATTCTCCCGATCGGATTTGGGCCGTTGGCCCAAACCTCCAACCCAATTGCATTGGGTTGTGGAGGCCTAAGGCCTCCAAGTCTACGAAATAATCGTAGCTGTCCTGGAATACAAATCCAGGATTCTTCCATGCTTCCAAGAAGTCTGGGAAGTTGACATACGGATCCTCCGTGTGCCCAGCCGAATATTGCCTCTCAAGGCTAAAGTTCGGCTCAGGCGGGTCCATGCCCGCCAGAAGCGCCCTATAGTAGGCCGCTTTCGCGAGCTTAAAGAAAGCCCGCTCTGGTGAACAAATGTTGTCCACCTTTAGGGACCGTAAAAGTAACAGTCCCTCCTCCGTGTTCGGCTTGATCACGGAGTCTGAGGGTAAAAGTTCCCTCAGGCCCTCCATCTTTGGAAGGTATAGGTGGTGCTTGTGCACCACCTTGTCCGTGCGATCTGATCGCACGTACCGATGTCCGACCGTGCCGGACATCAGGGAGGACATTCTGTACATGACCTCCCTGGCGTTGCGCGATTTGTCCGCAACGACCCTCGCCAGGAAACCTGGTGAGTGGGGCATGGCCCCATCACCCCCAATTTCAATGGGGATGTACGGACTTATGCAGTCCGGCTCCTGCGGCACCAGTATATGCTGCAGGAGAGACGCGCGAGTAAAGTACTTACGCGCCTTTGGGTTGACGTTGTCAACCCAACGCGACTCTTTTCCTAAGAGCGCGAACCTACCCGAATTGCTCATCGAGTAGGCATCTACCTCAGAAATTTGAGGTAGCAGGAGCCTGAACCTAGGATAATCCAGGTATGACAGCTCCTCACCACGTCTCATTTGTACGTGGTTAGAGGACGACGCCCTTTGTGGCACGAGCGTCCCCTCCTCGCAATAGAATGCGAGGTGACACGATATATACGTGTCCTCTTCAGACACCTTGAATATGGTCTGAAGATTGTCGATCTGTGTCGACAGCTGATGAACCGATGCACTGAGTGCAATTTCATCATCGCCCACAAGACTATATACTTGTAGGCGGCTCATGCGGCATATCGCGTCATGAGCGATGGTGAGTATGACTTTTGTCATCATGTCACCCATCATCCAGCCCCTTCGTCTGGATACCAGTTGGTAGTTGCCCAGCTGGTCAGGAACAAAGAAAAATCTGTTCCCGTTGTACAAGGTCTTGCCCAGTACAGCAAGTGCGCGAGGAAATCCCTCGTGCACCGATGACAGTTTTATCAAAAACTGCCATATCTGACTGCTGACAGTCAGATTTCCGAAGTCAGTCGCTTCGGAAAGATCTGTGCTCAAGGCATAGATCGTAGCACCTTCAGGTAGGTGCTGCCACTCCGCTGATTGCGGATTGAGGACTTTTTGTACAAATCGCCACAAGTGGCGGTCTGCTTTAAGCCCTGACTTTACATGCTTATGCTGTAAAGTCGCCTGGTACATGTGTGCCAGGACGCCCATTATCACTTGATAGGCGTAAGGCGCGACAGTGATCGTACGCGCCTTCGAGGGTTCTACAACACTGTGAACCCTCACGCACCTCACATATGTGGGGTGGTGCAGGGCCGTTTGTACGGCCCAGCTGAGAACATCTCCGGGTGTTCTCACGGGACGAGGCTCTATGGCCGTCGGCTCGAGCGTTTCCATATCGTATGTGAAACGCAAGACACGCTTTCTAGCTAGCGTGTCTCGGAGGAAAGCTGTCTTTCCTCCCTTGCCTCGTGATGATTCGAGGCAAGCAGTTGTGCCAACGGACACAACCGCGTTAACACCCATGGTGTTAACGGCCATCCTGGTAGCATCCAGGAGGTACGGTTCAGGTATTAAGACCCTCTCAGAGGGTTCCTGAACGGTTCTCTTGAATTTTTCAAGAGACTTGCGGATCATTACATGATCCGCCATGCCCGTCGCCCTGGTTTGGCACCAGGTTAAGACGTAGCGCCCCAGCTCAGCTGGGGACTCGAACCCCACCTTCTTACGGTAGAGGTCGTAATATGGCACCATGTGTGCCATAGGCCGGTAGGAGTCTATCCTGCCGGTGAGGGCAAACGATTTCCGCATGCCCTTCTTCAGACTTTTGAAGTCTGCTTGAAACTGTGCGTAGTTGTTCGCACAGTTCTCTAACGCCCATCGCGTTAGACGATCGACCTGAGCCTCGCTCGGGTCGTCCGACGTACAATAGTACGCGAGCACTGCTGCTGTGGCAGTGTGAAACCAGGACCGTACCTGGTTAAGCCTACCGGCATCTAGCCGCTGGCGTAGTCTTCTCTTGAAGACCTCGGAAACCTTTACATAAAGGTTTCTCAACAACACTTGTTGTTGGTCCCTCGGACACAGGTCCGAGAGGAATGTCGGGGCACTACGTGCCCCGAGGAATCTTTCTAAAAAGAAAGGTTGAATCCGACGTTCAAATACGTCGGACACACTTCTGTTCTCACAGAAGTAGTCCTCGAGTCTTTGCTCGAGCGTGGAGCTTGGCTCCACGAGGATTCTGGGCCCCACCCTGCCGATTGTCGGTAAAGGGGGTGCCCAGCGATACG